ATGCTATAAATGCTGCCATAGGTAAAACATTATTCATTTCATCAAGTATTACTCTTGAAGCTGGAGCCATCAATATACCAGCAACAGTTTTAGGTGTATATCCTTTGGCGCCAGGAGTTATTAGTAAAGGTTCTGCTACATCCTTCACCATCAACGGCCCTGTAGTCGGCAATCCGATGCACCAGTGGCTGAGTGGGTTTGCGGCGGGGGAAGTAACTTTTGGGGATGGCATAGTTGAATATTTTAGACCTCAATGGTGGGGATTGTCGCTGTCAGCGTCAGCTACAACAAATACATTAGCTATGCACTGTGCTGCCGCTGCTGCAAATGCTATAGGTGGAGGGGTTGTAAAAGTACCTTCAGGGGGCAGTTTTGCCCTATCTCAATTTACATTCGGTTCAATGTCTAATGTAATTATCGAAGGTTCAAGTCAAGGATATAATTATGGCAGTGCTAAATCTTCTTCTGATTTTACTGTGACAACAGGTGTGTGGGGAATAAGATTTCCAGTTACAAGTGCTTATTGCGAGTTAAGAAATATTAACGTATCCAGTAATGGTTCATTGAGTGACACATACCCACATACTATTATAACAGCAGGTGTCGAGTATGGTATTTTATTGGAAACTGCCAGCGGTATCCTCGACTCGGTAACCTCTTATGGGTTTCAATACGGGTGTGTTCAAGCAGATTATGGGCAGACTAATATTTATGAAAAGTGTGCTTTTGTATGGAATACAAAAGTAGGTTTTGCTTCTACTAAAGGTAGTGCAGCTTGTTATGCCGCTTATCACCCCAATCTTATAGCCCCTTCAGACCTTATGAACGCAACAGTTTTTACATTCAGAAATTGTACAATCAGAAGAAATGGTTGGGGAATGATTATAAGAGACGGTGCGCCAATATTTGAAGGGATAAATATTATAGAATCAAATCATTTTGGTGGTATAATTGCTTATGTTGGATCACTTGATAGTGGTTGTAGTATAAGTGGTAGACTATATTTAGAAAATAATTGGTTGTCGTATAATACAAACATAAATAGCACATCAGATGCTATTAATGTAAATAATTTATTAAAAGAAACAGCATCAACATGGATGAGTTGGACACATAGTACAAATACAGCTTTGAATGATGCTGGGTATCAACTCTATGCTATGGCTGCCACAGGAGGGACGACACAAGACCCTGGGCAAAGTAATTTTTATGAGATGCGCATGGTTAATAGTGGTACAGGAGTTACTAATGGAAAAGGATTATATTTAAAACAATCATATCTTTGGACATTTTGGGATAGCTCTTGTACGGGTGGAGACCAGACCAATGCTGTCAAATTAGGAGATGGTACTGGTGGTTTTTACGCTAATGCTACACTCTTCTGGAATTTCAATGGGACATTACCTGCAACATTAGGTAATAGGGGTGCAGTTATTGATAGAGATAGGTCTTTCAGCGGTGGTTTAAGAATGACAAACGGAACAATTAGTTCTGATACTACTTTTGGGTTGATTGATGGTGTAACTGCACCAAGTACAATAACAAGTCTGGCACAAATATATATAGACTCTGCTGATGGAGACTTAAAAATTAAGTTTGGTGATGGAGTAATTAAAACTATTGTAGTTGATGTCTAAATATAACTTGACATCCTCATCCCTGTCAGGTGCAAAGTTCACAATGACGAATTAATTTCTTGACAGGATTTCTCAGCGGGTGTAAAGTTACATCATAACTCAACGGTAGAGGACGCTACCATCAATCTTAAACCTATACATAGCTCCAAGACAGCACATCACCCGGTGTGCCATACTGCGTCCTCAGTGTCTTGGAGCTTTATATATTTTTAAGGGGAGGGAGACAATGATTAAGGGATCATTATCGAAGTATGAATCAACGGAGGCGGGCTACACGGTGACATTAAAATGTGACAATGAACAGGGCGCCGGTATCCTGAGCTTGCACAAGAAAGAGGTCACTGTAGACGAGACAGGAGCAATCCAATCTGACAGAGCGACTTCCCTTGCATGTATCAGGTCCCTTGCCGAGCAGGTGGCGGAGGCGATTGACAGGGAGTTGAATGGGGTGGATGAGGATACTGAAGGTTTAATGACAGCAATGGAGTTTGATAAGGAGAGTGGAAGATGATTGAACTATCAGAGCCGGAAACACCGGCATTTCTGAAGATGGGATTCTTTGGCAATACTGCAACTGGCAAAACCTTCACAGCGGCAAAGGTCTTGTCACAGTTCATTAGGGATTTCTGTCCTGATAAGCAACTTTGTTTTTATGATACCGAACCCTCAGCAGGTTATGTCAAGGACATGGTTTACGAGATTACCGGGAAGAAGCTCCTTGCCATTCACAGCCGGTCATTCTCAGACCTTGTGCAGTTCATGGACTTGTGCAGGGACAAAGGCCATGTGGCATTAATTGACTCAATTACCCATCCGTGGCGGTCACTGGTTGAGGATTACCTTGAAGCAAAGCGTAGCAGGGTAGCAGGTGTAGGTGGCAATCCTCTTACAACAAAGTTAACAGTAAAAGACTGGGGGCCATTAAAAGAGATGTGGGGTAAGTTCTCATCGAAATTCGCTTGGGATCCTATCCATGTTTGTATGGTTGGACGTGAAGGGGACGTTTGGGAATGGAAAGATGATGAAGAAGGTAAATCTGAAATGAAGAAAACAGGCGAAAAGATGAAGACGGAGACCGAAACAGGATTTGAACCGTCTCTATTAATACAAATGAAATTGATTAATGGTCAACATCTGGCCTATGTGGTTAAGGACAGGTTCGATATACTCACTTGCAAGACTTCAGGCAATAACCCTGATATAGAATTCTTCATGCCTCATATTAAAAAGATTAACCTTGGCGGTCAAGGCTACACGGAAAACAAGCCGGAGCCGGTGTTTAAAAACACACATGGGTTAAGCCTTGAGACGATTAAGGTTCAGAGGGCAGCGATATTAGAGACCATCAAAGATGATATGATGCTGATATATCCGGGAATGACGGCAGATGATAAGACTGGCAGGATAAAATTAATGCGGAAGGCTTTCGGGACATCAAGCTGGACATCTTTAGAGGAGGATTATAAGCAGTTTCCGAAAGAAAAACTTGAGGCAGGACTGGCAATAATCAAGGCTTTACAACCTAAAGAGGAGGAAACAGTATGTCAAGAAACATAGATGATATATCAACCGGAGATTTTTCATTTCCTGAAGCTGGCAAACATGGCTGCAAGTGTATGGGATGGAAAAAGGTATTGGCAAAAAATTCCGGCAACAGTGGTATTGAACTCAGATGGGCTACCCATGACGGTGAGAGTAGCTTCACTGATACCTTGTGGCTGACCCCTAAAGCGATAGGAAGGCTTGCACTGGTGGCAAAGAAGTTATGTGAAGGTGCAAGGGAACTTGAACTGGACGATGACGATTCTAAGGCTATCTGGCAGCTTGCAGAACTAATTGAAGAGACAATTGAGGGTGTTAATGCAATTGTGGAAATTGTAGCTTACAAGGAAACCTTTATACATGAGTCAGGTGACAAAATAGGGCAGAAGGAAACACGGGACAAGAAGCGGGTGGCATTTGCCGGATATGAGAGAGATGAGGCTGAGGACGTGTTTTAATGGAAGTAAAGTGTAATAAAGCTGGTACTTACAAGGGCTGTAAGGCATGTCCTCATAATGTTACCCATATTGTAACGACTATAACTGAAAGATATAAATATAAATGTACAGAATGGACTGAGTGCTCTGTAGTTTATGATGAGTGTGAGCCTCGTAAATTACACCGTGTCCGATGCTGTAACGTGAAACTTAACCTGAAATGCTGGGATAAAACTTAATCTAAAGGATGAACTATGAAAACGTATGTGGGTATAGACAATGGTGTTTCAGGAACCATCAGCATCTTGACAGAGCAGAGCGTGTATCATTTCGATACACCCGTAAAGAAGGAGCAATCTTACACCAAGACAAAGCAGATGATTAGCCGGATAGACTATGAACGTCTAAGGGATGGCCTTATGGGACGATTAATAGGCAATTCTGGCGTCTTCTGCCTTCTGGAAAGGCCGATGGTTAACCCCGGACGGTTTAAGGCTACAGCGTCAGCCCTGAGAGCTTTAGAGGCTACATTGATTGTACTTGAGCGCCTCAATATTCCCTTCCAGTACATAGACTCGAAGGAATGGCAGAGGCATCTACTGCCCAAAGGTATTGAGAAGGATGAGCTGAAGAAGGCTGCGTTGGATGTTGCAAAGCGGCTGTTCCCACAGGTGCAGACGAAGGATGCTGATTCATTATTGATTGCTGAGTATGCAAGGCGTATGAGACTGTAAAGTTTTCCTTGACAGTTGAAACCATATTTAATAATATAGCTACATGGATGGTGCGATCATTCAAAATTCACACTTAAAACATAATATGTCGCTCAAGAATGCACCTGAGCAATTCACGTGCAGAAAAGGATCGCACCCTTGTCTTGGGCGGCATTTTGCGTTTTAGGGGCAAGGAAGGGTCTTGAAATTTGCCACGAATAAGAGGACTGAAGCCTGATTTTTTCAAGGATGAATTATTGTGCGAATTACCATTCGAAGCAAGATTATTATTTGCTGGTTTATGGTGTTATGCAGACAAATCTGGACGCCTTGAAGATCGCCCTAAATACCTAAAGGCTGAAATATTCCCCTATGACAAGGTGGATGTAGAAAAACTCCTTAACCTACTTGCAAATCCAAAATTGACTGACAAACCGGATAAATATTTTATTCGCCGCTATACGATAGATGGACGACAATATATTGATATTCCTACCTTTTTAGATCATCAAAAACCTCATCATACAGAGAAAACCAGTAAGATACCGGAGTTTAACGGTTATTTAACGGTTACGCTCCTGAGAAAAAAGGATGATACTGTTCATGGTTCACTGTTAATGGATAGAGATACTGTTCATGGAGAAGGAGCTACTTCACCATCACCAGTTACTCAAATCGTTTCAATCTTAAATTCTGTTTTAGGGACAAAATATAAACCCAACGCTAAGGAAACCATCGAATTAATACGAGCACGATTAAAGAAAGGTTTTACTGTGGATGACTTCCGAACGGTTATAGAAAAGAAATATGCTGAGTGGGGACAGGATGAGAAAATGTCTGCTTTCCTACGACCTGAAACATTGTTCGGGACGAAATTCGAGGCATACCTGAATCAGGTGATTGCAAGGCCGATGTCAAAAAATGAGCAAACAATTGATAGGGTTTTTAAACAAATGGAGGAATTGGAAAATGACAAAAGACGAAGCAAAGATGTTGGTAATGAAAATGACATCATTATTTCCTAACACAGTTATACCAGATACAACCATTGTGACATGGACTGAATATTTGTTGCCATTAGAGTCTAAGGTTATGAAGCAGGCCATTAATGAATATGCTTTAACGCCTGGAAAGAAGTTTTTCCCTACTCCGGGTGAAATACTTGAGATTTATGACCGTATCTATCAGGAGGTCATGATTAAAAAGGCACAAGATGATCGGGAAGCAGAAAAAGAGGCGGCAAAATTCCTCTTCCAGAAGCCAATTAAAACGATTAAAGATGATTATGTCCGGCAATCAGTTGAGTTAATACGGGACGTCTGTGAGGACAGGATTAAATATAACTCACCGGAATGGATATTGAGATTCGAGGGGATTTACGGAAAGGGGGCAATGCATCATGTCTGTTGAGCGTTAAAAACCCTCTCAGGGGGTCAAGAAGGTACTTTTTGGGCACTTTCAGGCTTGTAAGCATACTCAGGTGACGGTCAAGGGTGGATTAAGGGATTAGAAAGGAAGTGGCGATAATAGCAAAATACATAGATAGTGCAGAAGTTGAGTCATACCTCGCCGACGGCTGGAGCGTGAACTTTTGCCGGTTCTACCAGCGTGATAAGATGTGTTATTTGGTATGGAGGGAGGAAGATGGACTGGAAACAAGACAAGCTATATCAGGAATACCTGAAGGCGGGGTATAAGGAATGGGTGTCAGTGGCACAGGAGAAGCTCAAAGGAATCTTGACTAATATGTAATATTTTGGTAGAGTTAAATCGTGAAACCACTGGTAAGGAATCCAATACAACATAAACTACTAACCCATAAGGGGGATATGGTATCCGACAGCAGTAATGCTGCCGGTGGCGCCTTACCACGCCATCACAATACCATACTCCCCTTATTTGTTTGTGGAGGTCTACATGGGCAAATTAGATAAAATTTGTCATGTTTGTTCTAAAGTGTTTTCATCAACGAGAAAAAGCAAAAAACTATGTTCTATAAAATGCAAAGAAGAAGGCAGGATGGGTTACTTAATGAATAATTGTATTAATTGTGGACAAATATTTAGAACCAGAAGAAAACATCAGAGGCATTGTTCATCACGGTGTTGGACTAATTCTGATGAAAGTAAAAAAATAGTTTCATTAACTCAATCTGAAAGTCATAAAAAAAATCCGAGAAATGGAGAAAGAAATGGTATGTGGAATGGTGGTTCAACTCCAGAATTTAAAATGAGACTTCTACGAGTGAGCTGGAAAAAGATTAGAAATAAGGTATTGGAATCTTACAAAAATACTTGCAATTATTGTGGTAGCACTGAAAATCTGCATGTTCATCATAAAATACCATATAGGGAGGGTGGTTCAAATGATATTTCTAATTTGGAAGTTGCGTGCAATAAATGTCATATGAAAGTGGAAATAATCGGGAGATATCAACGGGCAATAAACATGTATTGCTTTCAGTGTCAAAGTAATAATAAGGAATATGATGACGGAGATTGCAGGAAATATTATTGTTCTTTATATCCTTTTACTCCATGTGGAGGTAAAAAGACAGGTGAGTAGTCATCAGGGAATAGCCTTAATTTCTGTACAGTCTTGTAATTTCTGTTGCTGTAGGAGTTTTGATTGGTTTTTAATACCACAGGCAAGGGTAGGGGTGAACAGGGGGGTAATGATGATGAAAACACTAAAACTCTGGTTATTCCGGCGTTGGCTCAGGAAACAATCCCGTAGCCGGACGAGGAGAACATTGGCGGTATGGGTAGCAAGTGGGGCTATCAGGAGCAGAAAGGCGGGGAATTTGTGAAAATTGATAAATTAACGGATGAACAAAAATCTCAAATGATAGAACATCGGGATAACTGGATCGCAATAGGATTAGAGACGAAGCCAGCTAATCGGTCATTGGCCGAGATTGCTGTTGCGGATATGTACCGATTGGGAGGATTACCGCCGCCTGCAAGAATCGTCTGGTGTGGATCACCCTTATCTAATGTCTTGACGTGGGCTTCTGTCTGGGCTTCTGTCAGGGATTCTGTCGGGGATTCTGTCGGGGCTTCTGTCTGGGCTTCTGTCGGGGCTTCTGTCAGGGATTCTGTCGGGGATTCTGTCGGGGCTTCTGTCTGGGCTTCTGTCAGGGATTCTGTCTGGGCTTCTGTCGGGGCTTCTGTCAGGGATTCTGTCGGGGCTTCTGTCTGGGCTTCTGTCGGGGCTTCTGTCAGGGATTCTGTCTGGGCTTCTGTCTGGGCTTCTGTCGGGGCTTCTGTCAGGGATTCTGTCGGGGCTTCTGTCTGGGCTTCTGTCAGGGCTTCTGTCAGGGCTTCTGTCAGGGATTCTGTCGGGGCTTCTGTATATGGGCAACATGATGCAGGATGGTTATCGTTCTATGCTTATTTCCATGACATATGCGGATTGACTAAGGAAACGGAATTACTGGTGGGATTGATGGAATTGGCAAAAAATGCAGGCTGGTGCCTGCCATACCAAAATATATGCTTGATATCGGAACGGCATAACATATTGCGTCGCAACGATGCAGGCAGATTGCATTGCGTGGACGGCACAGCGGTTGCCTACCCTGATGGGTGGGAAATATATGCGCTGAATGGAGTGCTGGTCACAAAGAACATTGTAATGACTCCCGCAAACGAGTTAGACGCAAGATTAGTTATGACCGAGAAAAACGCTGAGGTCAGGCGTGAAATAGTGCGAAAAATAGGGATTGAGCAAGTGCTGATAAAGCTGAAGGCGAAAATTCTGGATAAAATAGGTGATTACGAATTATTGCAATTACCGAAAATCGAGGGCATGACCATCGTGCCGACCTATCTGAAGATGAGAAACCCATCAATTGGCGTATGGCATGTGGAAGGTGTGCCGCCAACGGTGAAAACAGTTCAACAGGCACTGAATGCGAGGGCAGGGAAATTATTATCTACCGGCGATTGGATGCCAGAACAATTAACGTAAAGGGAGGGCTTAAAATGCAACAATTACAACAAGGAGATGTATTATTGCTCGCAGCGCAATTACCCGAAGGGTGTAAAAAAATATCAGCAGGCCGCCGTGGATATGTTTTAGTAGAAGGCGAAAGCACTGGCCACGCACACGTTATTGAGGATATTGAAGGATGTGAAATATACGAAAAGGATGGAGTGATGTATATTTCTGCATCAAGGGAAGTATCGCTGACACACGAGGAGCATAATGTTGTCAAAATCCCTGCCGGATCATGGGAAGTAGGCATAGTTCAGGAGTATGACCCGTTTGACGAAGAATTACGGAATGTGAGGGATTGACGTGAAATTATGCACACATTGTAAAGGTTTAACAGTCGAGTCCAGTTACCACGATCACGGTGTATGGTACCGGGAATTCCGGTGTGTTAACTGTGGCCGGTATTATCCGGCAGAAGTTAGGTCGGTGGCGATAGAGATACCACCGGATATAATGGGGGATGCGAGAAAGAAACAGCGGAAGCCGTTTAAGCGGATATCGGATGATGTGCTAATCATGGTTAAGGGGTTGTTAGATGCTGGGGAGTGTGTTTCTAAGGCCGCTCGTACGGTAGGGATGAGTCGCAAGCCTTTTTAAGATAGCACGGCGGAATGGCTGGCAGGTGGTTCAGGGGAAGTCGGGGCCGGAGAGGGGATATAAGAGTGCATAAACAGTACAGTGTATGCTGTGTTAAGTCGGGCATATCTACTACCTGCGTGAAATGTTATCACGGCAGCCCTCATACGGCAGAGCGGGGCGAGGATAGCTGCATGAATTTAGGGGATTGCCATATTAACGGTAAGGATATTAATGTGAAGTGTGAGAAATTGCCAAAGATAGTATCAAATAGGGGGAGAAATGCTATTTAAGTCTACCATATCAGGTTACGAGGTCACATACTGCAATGTCACAGGGATTTATCAGGTGATTGATGGGGAAGCTGTACTGAAGGAGTCTAAGAGCTTTCCTGCCATTGAGAAGTACATTGAAACTGGGGGAGAGAAGAAGGAGAAGAAGCAAAGGTTAGAGAAGAAGGTGATGTTTTGCAGGTATGGCAACTATGAAGAGGGAACAATCACCAGCATGGCAGAGGAAAGCAGGTATGGTTCAGGGTCTCAAGTATGGCTCATAATTGACGGCAAAAGAAATAAAGAACTGTTAAGGGATTGCCTTGATTATAATAAGGAAAATTTAGATAAGATTGCTGAGATTAAGTTGATTGAGAAACAGAAGGAAATATTGGGTAAAAATATTGCAACGATACATAATTCGCTAACTAAAGTGACAGTGGCAATGTTGGTGCAAGAATGACCTGCCCGGTAGACAACAGCAAGCTAATCAGGGTTGATAAGTGGGTATACTTCTGCGAGATCTGCGGCAGGGAGTATACACGGGAGGATTTGGGATGAGTGACCATGATAATGACCCGGCATATATAGGCAAAAAGCCATGTGGGTGTGTTGTTGCAATGACGACAGGGGAGAATAAATATATGGCTAAGGATGTAGCAGGATACCTTATGGCAGGATATGACGTGGAATTGACGACTATAAAGGATGGTAAAAGCAGATTGGCAAGATGTTTCTGTAAGGAGAAAAAATCATGACATCAAATAAGGACACCATGACATCAAATAAGGACACGGTAATAGAGGCGTTAATATTTAAATTTGCACCACTGGCCGCTAAATATCTCGGCACGCATCTATCTGAGGAGGCGGAATTGATCCGGGCCTCTTGCGAGAACATTTACCAGTCTGGATATTTACAGGGTAAACACGATGCGCTGGAAGAATCGTTGAAGGCGTTTAAGGGGGAGACACCATAAAATACGGCATGTTTGAATCTCACTTAGAGGCATTAGGCTTTCTTATAGCCGGTGCTGCAATTACCGGCGTAATCGTATGGGGGATCATGTGGGTAATTTGGAGGCTGACATGACGAATGATGAATATGATTGGTTTGGCTGGCTTATACTGACAGCATTTATATTTACCGGCCTGGGTTACGCCTGGGCATGGCATCATGGAAAGATACAGCTTGAGCTTGCGCATGATAAGGGTTACGAGGCCGCTGTTGATGAGTTAATGGTGGTGGTGAAGGAGGATGTATGTGGGAATTAATAGAATCAGCGCCAAAAGATGGTACTGAATTTGTGGCATGCAATATGCGTCAAGGAGGGGTGAAGGAATTAGTACATTGGGATATAGTACATAATCGCTGGAAAAGTAAGGGTGATATATTGCTGTCTTTACAAGCCACGCATTGGATGAAATTACCTATAAATCCAAGAAAGGAAAAGAAATGAAAAAGCACATTTCGGAAGTGGAGTTATGGCGGCAGGGATTTACTCCTGACGAAGATTATCAGGGGGATGAACCGCCGTATCACAAGGACGAGTTCTGCTTGTTGTGCGGTTACTTCATGGAGGGTGACAGGCTATACCTTGAGATACATGGCTCTAACGGTGCTATTAACCGTGTCAAGGATATAGATAGCAGTCAGCCGTATATCTGCATGGAGTGTGTTGGGCAGTTTGAGGTTCGGCCTAAAATGAGGTCTTTTACGGTATATAGATTAACTGACTTTATCAAGGAGGGTAAGAAATGACAGAACTGATATTTAACACCAGCATTCCAGACAAGGATGGTTGGTATCTGGTTAAATTAAAGAATGGACATTACAGACCAACTGATTCAGGTTACCATATCGCATTTTATACTACAGGCGGTAAATATGCAGAGCCGTGGAGTAGTTGTTACGGCCATAACGTGGATGGATGGATTAAATTACCAGAGGAGGGTAAGAAATGAGTTTGTTAGATGGATGTCATTGGACGTTTACGCCAACTGAAAGGTAAGAGATTGGGTGCTGGGGTTGTAGAGGTTTATAAAGTTCAATTAAAGGAGAAATAACAAATAAAGGGAGTGGTGAAAAGTAGACACCGACAAAGTAGTGGTCAGTCTGCCTCCCGCTAATGAAAGGGGAAATAGAATGACTGTTAAAGAACTCGAGTTTTTCAATCTACCGGTCAATATCGGCATATTAACTTATTGGCCAGCTGTTAAAGATATATGTTCAATAGGGTTGGATATGCACGTTAGCGGAAATGACATTACCTATCTCTGCGATGTGATTGACGAGCTGGAGAGCATCCTGCGGGATGTACAGCATAGTTCGCCGGTAAGCGTTCAAAATACTATTGAGCGGCGGTTACTTGCGGCGATGACAAAGAAAAGCCCCTGACGTGTGAGGCCAGGGGCGGGGTGAAGTTAAGCAAGATATACAGGGCCAGTAATAGATGATGACCCGATTAAATCCCCTGATTTAGGCAGGTATTCCAGGCATTTAATTACAAAATCTTTCGGGAAGTCGTAATCAATAGCACCTAACATTTTATTTAAGTGTATGAAATATTTAGAATTGCTGCCCTTAAAATTCAAGACGCCTTTACCTGTTTCAATGTCGAACTGTGCAATAGTCCTACTTCCCTGAACTGTTAAGACATTATCGCCAACCTTTGCCGGATAGACGATAAAGTTATCTGGTTTCCTCATCCCCTTGAATTGATAGTTGAATGTTTCTATCTTCATTTTCCACCTTCCTTTCTATTTACAATCACTTTCCATCCTCTTGATTGCCAGTCTCTGACATGTTCATCCAGCCGAGAATGGAACACCTGTCCTCTATCCCTCTGATTATCCGGGTCAATCCATTTAGCTGTGAACAGTAACCGTCCATGTCCGTCCTCTTTTCCTTCTGTGATGATATTCATCGTCTTCATTTCAATCCCTCCTGTATTATAATCTCACTCCAATAATCTACTCTGCAAAGCCAGTACTGTACCGCCCTTGCATTCCCGGTTATCCTTGCCAGCACTAAGCGGTGCATGGCGTTTTCTGCGTGCTCAGTCGGTGTCATCTTCCACTATCCCCCTTCCTGCGGCAAGATATGCCAATATAGCCGCTATTACCAGTTCCCTTATCTTCAGGTCCTTCTGTGCGGCCGTGACCTTAATGGCCTTCGCAAGGTCGTCCGGCAGGCCCTTGATAAATAGGTTCTTCATGAAGGTACCTCCTCGGAAAGGTCTGTCTTCTTCCCATGCCATACAGAACTGCCGTTGTCTATCCCTGTCATTATAGCTACATCCTTGCCATCATATGATTCCTGAATTATGATACACCTTATACCAGACTTTAATGCCTGCCCGAATCCCTCTTTAGTTACATATGTCTTCATCTTCTACCTCCTTGTTTATTGTTTTCATGGGGACACCTTGACGAAAGAGTGTAATAATTCTGCTTCTGTCCGTATAGCTACGAAATTAGGATCATCACCTTTCAATAATTGTACATATTTCATATGGTACCACCGTTCATTACTATATCCAGTATCTACTATCTTAAACTTTGACCCAGTGATACATGACAGTACAATATCCCCTTTATCGTAATGTGCTTTGTTCATTTCACACCCCCTTGTTAGCTGGCATTATTGCCGAAATGGATATTATATCCGGGGTTTAATGCCCTGATTGCATTCAGTACTGTTAATGCCGGTGCCTCGGCAGTGTAGCTCGTCGGGATAGTATCAGTTCCAAATAATTCCATGACTTCAACATCCCCATGGAATGTCACCATCCACCACTGTAATCCCCTGTGTAGTGTTATTCTCTTCTCCATCTTCACACCCCCTTGTTTATTGTTTATCATCATCATGCTTATCAGTATAGCATATTAATATATATTGTCAAGTAAAATATATTATACATTATGTTGGATATGTACCAAGTGGAACCACCAGTAATTGACAGAATCAGCAATTAATGATACAACAATAATCATGCCAAAACTTAAAAAAATCAGCATAGATGAGGCAAGGGCCGCTTTCCACAAATTCCCGAAAATGGAAATTGTCACGGAAAAGTTAAACACAATCCAAAACTCACCGCCAATATCACGCAAAACAGCGCTAAATCTCGAAAAAATGAATAAAATCAATACCGCTGTAAAGGCGGGTGAAATGGTCAGACGGCCCCGAACGCTCTCGCCCGGTCTACGCATATGGACACGTAAATATCTCGATGGTGCTGCATCCGTCCGTGACTTTGAGCGGTGGCGCAAGGCCAAACCCAACGAGGCTTTACCATGGGCTTGGAAGGTCACATATGGTGACGGACAGCAGGGATCAACCGTCACTGTCAACCGTGTCAATACCTTAATCCAGATACTTACAGGTCAGCAGTTGTCACTACAGGGCTGTCAAGACAATCAATTACCACAAGCTGTTGTGAGTCAGACTGTTGACGTACAATCTGTTGTGGTTGTTGATAATCCTGTGGATAATCTGTTAACAACCTGTGGAAAACCTGTGGAAAACTCTGGTAATTACCCTGTGGACAATCCCGAAAACCCGTAGGGTCCCATCCGCACATTGGGAGTCTCAAGCCTGCCTCTCATGCCTTCGATAAATTTTTCATAATATTCAAATTCAATATAGGCCAATAGATTGACCGTATATTTTATATCATACCGTCCACAAATTTTTACAAATATTCAAATTGACTAAGGACAACTTTGTAACTGTTACATAGACAATGCAATTATCTTAAAAAGTCTTGTATAGATGAGATGAGAGCAAACGATGTAAGTTGTTGATTCTAATAGGGGTGGTTGATATTCAGGTATCATGTGGGGTTAACCAAGTTTAGCTGTGGCTATATTCAGGTATCTATTTCTGATACTTAGTGTATAATAATGGGTTAAAAGGAGGATACATTTATGGCAAAGAGGGTTATACACAAAAGTGAGGAACGAGTAGATAGTGAAACTGGGGAGATAGTACGAACGGGGTATGCGATAATTGTTGATCGGCCAAATGGTGACAAGGATTTTGTGAAGGTATTTAAGTGTTTTACACAGAAGGTATTGGAGGATTTAGAGATTGAGAATGGGAAGGCTAAATTGCTATTTTGGTTTATAGACAGAGTGCAAGGGATGAGAATTAATCAGGAGCCTGTTATTATTGCTACGGTGGAAATGATAAGCGATGATTTAAAATGCGCTGAAATATCTGTGCGAAAGTGGTTGGCGGTATTAATAGAAAAGGGCTATGTCAAGAGATGCTTAACACCTAAAGGGAAAATATTGCATAATATGTATATAATCAATCCTGGATTTGTGATAAAAGGGAAATTATCTGATATGGATTAAGGTAATCTTGACAAATCAATATTTATATATTATAGTATGAAGCATGAAGAATTTATTTATTAAGGGTATACCTGATGATGTATTTAAGAGGATGAAGATAGCGGCCTTGCAGCAGGATATGAGGATGAAGGAGTTTATCGTTGCTGTGATAGAGGCGTATTTGAGTTATCAGGAGCAGGAGAAGAAGGGATGATATTTTTAATCTCAGCGGGGTTTGCGGCAGTTTTATTCTCCATGGGTAGTTATATTTTAGGAACTGCATTTGCCGGAGTTGCCGTCTGGTTTTTATTTGTTGAGATACTGGAGGAATATTAATATGAAGATCGTGGGTTATGTCAGGGTTTCCAGTGATAAGCAGGCTGATGCCGGGATGAGTCTTGAGGTACAGGAGTCTCAGATTATAAAGTATGCTGAGTTATACGATATTGGGTTAGGTGAGATAATTGTGGATGCTGGGGAATCGGCAAAGAGTCTTAAAAGACCGGGTATGTTAAGATTGATTGAGTTGATGGATTCTAATCTGTGTCAGGGTGTGCTCATAGTCAAGTTAGACCGCCTTACGAGGTCAGTCAAGGATTTATGCTATTTGCTGGAGCGGTACTTCTCTAAAGATAAGGTATTGATTTCAGTTCAGGAGAAGATTGATACGAATTCCGCTATGGGCAGGATGGTCATGAATGTAGTGATGTCCATCTCTCAGTGGGAACGTGAAGCGACATCGGAGAGAACCAAGGCGGTATTACAGCATAAAAAAACAAAAGGCGAACGGATAGGTAATATCCCTTTTGGCTATAAGCTGGCTGCTGATGGAATACATCTTGAAGAGGATTTATCCGAACAACGTGTTATTGATTTCATAAAAACACAAAGGTCAACAGGGAAAACCCTTGCAGAAATATCTGTGGATTTAGCTAACGAACAATTATATTCCAGATATTATAAACCTTTTAATTTATCTCAAATCTCTAAAATGGCCCGTATGTAATTTGACAACATCCTGATTTAATGTATCTTATCGGTTAATATGTCAAACGATATATCAACCGACATTGTTATCATTTCTGAAACTATAAATAATCCTGAAAAAAATCCCTATTTAATCAAGTCCTGGGATGCGATAGATTTATCTAAAAAGCTCTCTGCCCTTACTGATGATATAGCGGAAATATGGATTCAATGTATTACCCACTTACAGACCTATGCCTGGCGTATTCATTCCAAAGATTGTACAAACAGGGAATGTTTCGGCGGTTGCGGTCACGATGTGGCAAAATTATTCTTTCATCCCAAGCAAGCAGAGTTTATCTCATGGAATGGCGATGAAGCATGGGTCATTACCGGGAACCGTTGGGGTAAAACCGATGCCAATGTATTTCGTGCCATATGTCAGGCCAATGGTTATAATCCCCTTACAAATGAATTATATCAGCTTCCTCAAGATGTCTGGATTGTAGGGTTAGATTTCCCTATGGTTAGAGATATTTTAGTGCCAAAGTTTAAGATGCAGATGCCGGAAGTTGGCGTTAAATGGAGTGAGGATATATCTTCCTGGGATTTTAATAAAACAGATTTAATTGCTAAACTATTTAATGGCTCCGAAGTAGGTTTTAAATCAGCAGATTCAGGTATAGAGAAATTCAGGGGCGCAGGTAAAGACTATATCGGATTCGATGAGGAGCCGCCTAAAGATGTATTCTCAGAAGCATGTATCAGGGTAAAAGCCGGACGTAACCTTCTTATCCGGGGTTCAATGACTCCCGATCCATTCAAAGGCTTAACCTGGACATATAAGGAAATATTAAAGAACGAAACCCGTCAGGCAGACCCTATGAGCCTTAAAATCTGGACAGGTGCTACAACAGAAAATCCCGGCTTGTCTGAGAAAATGATTAAGCGATTAAAGTCCAATATGGAAGAATGGGAGCAACAAGTCCGCATATTCGGCAATTACGCTATGGGCTTGGGCCGATGCGCATTTTCAGAATCAGGGTTGGCCATACAAAGAGAGTCTATAAGAGAGCCATTAACAATAAGGAATATATCCGAATTGGCAAAATTAACAATATATGAGGAGCCGCAAGAAGATTTTGGTTATTCTATCGGAGTGGATACCGCAGAAGGTTTAGAGCATGGCGATAATTCCGTAATATGTGTCATTAAGCGTGACATTAAACCTACTCTTGCCGCAATCTTAGTCGGCAAGATAGACCCGGATACTTTAGGGGATCATGTAATATTGTTGGCTGAGGAATATATGGAGGCATGGCTTGTCATAGAAACCAATAATCATGGCTTTGCTGTGATCTCTAAGGCAAGGGATCATGATTATGCCAATATGTATGCAGAAAAGAAATTCGATAAATGGGGGCAGAAGGAATCTAAAAAATGGGGCTGGAATACTAATGCCCTGACCCGGCCTATACTTGTTGATGGTATAGCTGTTGCCATAAGAGATAACACAATTACCATCCATGATAGTTATGTCATAGACGAATTAACCACTTTTATCGTAAACGAAAAGGGTCGGGCAGAAGCGCAGTCAGGTTGTAAGGATGATCGTGTCATGGCTTTAGGACTTGCGTTGCAGGGGCATATCAGGTGTCCTCAATATGAGAAGCCCGTTAAAGCTCAACATGATCCAGTCCCGATAAATGAATTTGCATACATGGGGGTATAATGGCAGAAACAGGTGAATTACCAAAAGACAGATTAGAGCGATTCAGATTCTTTTTCCATCAGGCAAAAAAAACCTCTGAACTCTGGCGTACAGATGCCAAAGAAGATTATTCCTTTACGGAAGGCTATGGCCAGTGGTTCCAGAAAGAAAAAGATGAGTTAAACAGACAGAACCGGCCCGCCCTCGTTATGAACTCTATCCTTCCTGTAGTAAATTTAATCTCAGGACAGGAACGAGCATCACGGTTGGGCATTACCTATAAGCCCCGTGGTTTTGATGACGATAGGGCCTCACAAATAGCCAATCAAACTTACAGATTCGCTGCCGATAATTCCAATCTGATATATGAAGTATCCGATGCCTTTCAGGATATGACAATCTGTGGCAGAGGATTTTTGTATACAACAATAGATTATAACCAGCATGATGAGCCTTTAGGTGAGATTTCAGTTAAACGTATTCATCCTCTATCTTTATTTTGGGATGAAAACGCTACCAGATACGATATGCAGGATGCCAGTTATATGATATGGGCAAAATGGGTATCGGAAGATATGTTAAGAATATATTATCCTTCTGCTATGTCTGAGATAAAAGCAGGTGAATGGTTAGGTATGCCCGCTGATTTAATCGGAGAAAATACTTTGGATTATAACTGGCGGGATAAACGTACAGGAAAATTAAGGATACTTGAATTCTGGTATAAAGTGCCAAAGCAGGTGGCATTTGTCATTACGGATACCGGGGTTCAGAGATTCGATACTGTAGGGAAAGCAAAGGAAGCCATAGAGCAAGTAACACGCATGGCCTCATCACAGTTTGCTGAAGTTCCCAATATGGAAATAGTGGAACGTGTAATTAAAGAGACACGGGTATCCCATGTCACGGCATGGAAGATACTCAAGGATTCACCATCGCCGCATAATCATAACGAATACCCTATTATACCTTTTACTGCATATAATTTCGATGAAAAGGTCATGGGAATAGTCAGGAGCCTTAAAGATCCACAGAGAGAAAAGAACAAACGCTGGTCTCAGATGCTTCACATGATTAATACTATGGCAAAAGGCGGCTGGAAGATACCCAAGCGGTCAGTATCTCCCGAACAACTTTCCCGCTGGTCTACGGAATCAGGTAAACCCGGATTTTGGTTTGAATTTAATCCACTTATCGGGGAGCCTAAAGAGATAGATGGCCAGAATATTCCGACATCTTTTGTAGCCTTGATGCAGATAGCCGGAGATGAGATAAAAAATACCTCTGGTGCTATTCAGGAATTACAGGGTTTAGCACGAGGCTCAGATCAGTCCGGTAAAGCCATTAGAACCTTACAGCAATCAGGGGCGACCATACTTGCGCCGCTATTTGATTCGCTTGTCAGGTCTCAGAAAATACTTGGTCAGCAGGTAATTTCCCTTATTCAGCAATATTATGCCCCTGAGAAGATAATTGACATTTTAGGAATATCGGGTATTAGTAAGATTGGTTTAACACCTGATAATGTATATCAGTTTATAGAACGATCACTGGAGGCTAAATACGATACAGTCGTTGATGTGACTCCTCTGTTAGGCTCAGACAGGGAAAGACAATTCCAGCAGGCATTAGGATTGATTGATACTCTGGCTAAGATAGGAGTGCCGCCACCTAAACCTCTGTTGGAACTCTTGATAAGTGTTTCAGATTGGCCGGGCAAGGATGCCTTGATTCAGGAGATGAATCAGGAACCCATGCAGCCACAACAACCGGAGGGGGGTGGAATGAGTGCCGTCTAAGAAAACAGGTTCAAAGAAGAAGATAGTGAAATCAAAAGGCAATCAAAAGGGAGGTAAATAATAATGAGTATTGAAGAACCACAGGGCGGTAAACAACCGGAAACGCCGCCTGCTTCCGGGGCCGCTGGTAGCCTAACACCAGATACGGGCGGTAAAATTGATGCGTCGCCGGCGTCACAGGATAATCAACAGAGAAGCGAGTTTATACCACGAGAGAGGTTCGATCAGGTGCTTGAAGCACAAAGAGCGCTTGAGGCTAAAGTAGCGGAATTTGAGGCGCAGAAAAGGCAAGCTGATTCCGGTACTCGTACCTGGGATAAAATACCGGAAGGAGACTTGCAGTATATTGTGACTCATTCAAGCGAATACCCGGAACATGCTACAGCGGCATTACAGGAACTCAGGCGCAGAGATAGGGATATGCTTAAATCCGAGATACTTGGCGAAGTGGGGATAAATGAGTTCAAATCCACAAATAACGAAGCATTTGACCCTAACACTCCGCTTGGAAAAGAAGTAGCAAAGATTATGTCATCTAACCGGCAACAGAAAGACGTTCTTTCAGACGTGGTTGAACTTGCAAATTACCGTATTGGCGGCAATAAAGCTGCTGCTAATGCACGAACCAAACTCATCCAGAATATGCAATCTGCATCTGTGATGGCTCCGG